GCGAAGTCCATGTTGCGCACGATGATATCGGCGCCGGTCTTGACGATGGGCTCGCCCAAAGGCGTCTTGAGAAGGTCGATGACCGCTTCCTGGCCTTCCTGACGCTTGGTCTCGTAGCCCGGACCCGTGTCCATCACCACATCGAAACGGCCCACGGTGAGGTTGTTCTTGACCTCCATGATGGCTTTGGTCTGGGGGTCCATCACGCGCTCGTTGATCTGCACCATCTGCGGGACGCCGTCCTCGCCGATGATCCGCTGCATGCGCTGTGTCGAGTAGTAGTGCGGGATGTTGTCGAGCAGGATATCGCCGGTGAAGGCTATCGCCATCGTCTGGTTGTCGTAGTACTGGAAGTGGCCGATATCGGAAAGCGCCTGGCGCTCCCTCAATGCCTTGCCCGACACCACCACACCGGGTGTATCGCGTCCCGGCTCATGCGGCATGCCGGCGAGTTCCATGAGATCCTGCTTGGCACTCTGACGGGCATTGACGATACCAGCCGGTACCTGCACAGCCTCTGTCCGTTGCGGAGGCGGCAATACCGGGCTGTTCGGATCATCGGGGTTCGCGTGGACGATGTTGTACGTGAGGCTGCTGTAGGGCTTCTGGTTGGCGTCCTTCCACTCGGGATGACCGTCCAACTGACCCTCGGCGGCGATGTACGGCGCCCGGGGGGCTAGCGCCACAATCTCGGTCTCGCAGGTCGCCCAGTAGTTCAACATGCGGTTGGAGTCTTTGAGATCGCGGATCATGCCGCGCATGCGCACCTGGCCGTTCAGGTCCAGGAGATTGCCCAGGCAGCGCACGACGGGAATCCAGCGGCCCGGGAGGGTACGCTTCTCCACAACTTCGGAGCCGTTCAGCCGGAACCATTGGATGGTGCGGCGGTGGCTCATGCGACTCACGCGCTCACCCGTGGCGGGATCGATCGCAACGGTGATGCCAGCCTGAGCCAGCGCGAGTTCGAGGCGCTTCAGATCCTTCTCGAACAGCGTCGTGCCGTCCGTCAACTGATACAGCCGCTCCGGGGTTTTGTTCACCCGGTAGTACTCTGCGAGCCGAATCTTCTCCTTGGACTCCCAGAGATGACCCGTGTCACCGGCTTGGCCCCGCCGATATTCGGCATTCGGTGCCTTCGGGTATTTGCGCTTGTACTTCTTGCGGCTCATCTCCTCGGTGAGGAGGATCCACTCACGGTCCTGGCCCGTGGGAAGCTGACAGGTCGGATCGTCGTAAACCGTAAACGCGTTGCGGATCGCGCGGATCTTGAGTTCCTGGTCGAAACTCTCTTCGTTCACATACTCAGCGATGACGCGCCAATAACCCCAGCCGATTTTGACTGCGGACTCACCACCGGTGTCATAGGCGACGGAGGCGTTTGAGAGCGTCTCGATGTGACGGATGAGCCCGCCCACGACCTTGGCGTCTTCAACTCGCGCGCCATCGCCTACGGGATGTACTTTGATGCGCGGGCGCTGCTGGCGCATGTTGTTACATACGCGCTTGACCATGGACCGGGTCAGATTGATGGTAAGGGTCGGACGGCGGTCGATCCGGCGCATGTTGGCCAGATCCGCCGGCCACTGGTTGCCGTCCTCGAACTCCAGATCCTCGATGGCGAGCTTCGTGTTCTCGCCCATCGCTTCGACCGAAATACGCAGCCGCTCATCCGCCTCGAGGAAGACTTCCTCGTTGGTGATGGCGGGCTCGCTGAAGTCGCGCGGGATCTGGGGGATGGCAGCGCACTCTGTGGCTTGGCGCTGCGAACTGTATCACCGGCGAAACTATTGGTCCACTGGTGAGTCAATCAATTGTTTCACAGGTGGTTCCACGTGGATCATCCCATCCACGCCAGACCATCCGCGCGTGGCCCGGGACCGTACTCTTCCTCCCTCAGCTTCTTGGGCTTCTTCTGCAACGTGAAGTGCCGCTTCATCATCAGCGCGTACCGGCTGGCCGAGATCAGATCGTCATTGAGCTTCACGATCATCCCGTCTTTGCGGTGGTAGAGCTCGAACTCCTCGAACCAGTCGAGCAGGTGGGCGAAGACCTTCCAGCGTCCTGTTTCCATGCGCTCGTACATGTCCGTGATGCCCGCCTCGACGCCGTTCGTGCCGTCCTCGAACTGGGCGTGCTGAAAGAGCATGTTCAGGCCGTGCTTCTTGTAGATCGCCTGGAGCTGCTGCTGGTCCTGTGCATCGAATTTTCCCCCGGACTGCTTGCCGTCATGCGGCCATGCCCAGGGGAGCCACGCTCCCCAGGGAAGGGTCGCTGCGGTGAACATCATCGGGGTTTGAGCCTTCGCTCGATGAGCCGCGATAACGTAGAGGACATCACTGTCACGGTCCCACGCGAGCCGGACACCTGCACTCGGATGGTCCCAGCCGAAGTCGATCCCACAGCCTTGAGGCCAATGCTCCGGGATGGGGAAGGCTTCGCAGGCGATCTGGCTCTTTTCGAACGGAAAGACTCTACCCGAGCCGAGCTGCGGGATACCTTGAGTACGGGCCTTGCGCTCGTGCTCGGGGTAGCTGGCGATAATGGCGGCGCGTTGCTCATCCGTGTAGTGGTCCACATCGTGAATGGTCATCATCGTGAGGTGCGTTCCGGGCACTTTCTCGAGGTAGTAGCGACGTACAACCTCCGAGACACCCTCCAATGGGGTGAGCGTGATGTAGATTGGCCCTATCGTGGTATTGGTACGCGTCAGGCACTCGGTGAGGATGTCCAGCGGAGGCTCCTCATCAAGCCAGCCACCATCCAGGGTATCAGCCTGCCATTTGCTTCGGCCTTGGTCATAGCTCTGGAGCTGCAGGCTGGATACTCCTCCAGACTCGTGTTTCACGAGAATGGATGCCACTGCATCGGGAACGCCCTGCTTGCGGGACCAGTCAACCAGGCTGTCTTTCGGGATGGAGCCTGTACCCCATTCGCTCTCGTTCTCAGGCGGTCCCAGGAGCAAACGCTGCACGCCTTTTCGGGTCAGCTCGCTGGACTCTGAGCCCGCAATCCATCGCACCGGACGATTGAAGCGCTTGCCATCCCACCAGGTCGGATATCGGCCGGTGAGGTGCATGGCAGTCTCGTATGCAGCCGCAAGGGTCTTGCCCAATTGGTTGCCCGCCATGAGCATACGCTCGCGATAGAGCGCACCGGCTGCATGGAACTCCCGTTGCTTGGGATAGGGCTTGTAGTCAGTGAGTCGGCAATTCGCTGCCCGGCGCTCCAGTTCCTTCTGCAACAGCGCCAGTAGCAAGGAAGCTTTGGAGGGCTCGAACGGCATCGAGGAGTTCGTCAGCACTCATCTCCTCCAAGGGACGTTTCACTTCGATCTCTTTCGGGCACAGCGCGGCGATGGCTTTGATGTAGGCGTCGGGCTTGTTCAGGCGGCACTGCTCGATCGCCTCTTTGCCGTTCTCATCAAAATCCTTCGCCAGCGCGTTCAGGAAGGCCGCTGTCAGGCGATTGCGGGCACCGACCGGCTTACCCCCGGGGTTGGCGTTGTTCCCAGGCTGAAAGGGCTTGAGATTGGCAAGTGGATCAGCCATTCACGTTTTCTGCGTGGAATTCGGCATCCCGCTGCATCTTGTGACGATGGTCTCGATAAGCCTGCCCGATTGCTATTCCCGATTCAGGCTCAACTACTCCCGCGACGTCCTCTTCCCGGCAGATCACCATCTCTTTCGTACCCCATAGGAAGGTGGTGAAGAGATAGCCGCCGTGCTCGAGCCCACCGAATTCCACGGTGTCGCCGACCTGCACGTCACAGGGTCGGAAGACTTTCGAGGGCCGCATGGCTTTGCGGCGGCCCTTGGGAACCGAGAAGCCCCATTCACCCGTGACGGAGTCCTGATATTCGATGCGATAGCAGCCGGGGCCTGCGACGCGGACAATGCCGCGCAGGGGCTTCCCCTGGTAGCCGGCCACGATGATAATCTTGCTGGGGCGCCAGTCGAGTGGTTCAACCACGATCTGATCGCGCAGGCAACGGATCTTTTCGTACTCAGCGACAATCGAATTGGTTTCATTCCCGATGCGGACACCGGGGCTGTCTATCATGTCGGTCATTGGACGGCCCTGATAACGGCTTTCTTGATCTCGCGCACCTCGAGATCGGCCTGGTCGTAGTTGGGCGTGAACGAGTGCGCGAGCACGAAATGATCCGGCTTGCCGCGCCCAGCGCAATTGCGGTGCTTGGATAGCCAGGCGTCGAGCTGCTTACCGGGCACCAGATGCGCATACCAGCCGATCTGGGTACGGCCCGCGAGCTTGACCCCGAAATCCGCTTCCTTGGCCTCTTCGCAGGGCTTGCAGACGAGAAAGAGGATGTTGCCCTTTTGGGTCACTTGTCGGCCTCACCGTAACGAGGCGGCCGGTTCACTCGCACTGACATAAGTTCTGGTTCCACTCCGCAGGAGCGGCGTAGTTCTACCACTCGGCGTCGGGCTTCAAAATCGAGAGTCGATTGCAATTGCTGGCGAGCGTAATCGACCCATAACGGGGTACTGAGCAGCGCATTAGGTGTACGCTGATTCAGCAGTGGCAGATCCCAGTCTTTCACGACTTTTTCTTCTTCCGTACGTCCGAATATCTCACGGGCTTTTTCGTAGCCCCTAGGTACTTCGCGGCGAAGCCTGAGAGTGAACCGGACATCAGTCCTCCTTCCCATCCCACCAAATACGCACGGCGAGATCGAGGAATTCCTCGGGAACCTTGAATTCATCGCAAAGGCGCTGCCGCAATCGATGCTCGTTCTCAGCAGCTACACGACGCTCAGCTTTCGCTGCACGCCGCTCGATGTTCCGAAAAATTCCGTCATTACCGTACGGCATTGCTAGCCCAGCTTGCCCTTGGTCACGACGCTCTTATCCGGATGAGCAGGCACACCGAACTTGATGCCAGACCCCGTGCTCCCGACCTTCTCGACGCTCGAGACGCGCTCGGGTTGATTGCCCTTGCGGACATCGCTGCCCTTCACGCTCGCCTTGTTCTCACTTTTCATCGTCTCACCCATGAGGTAATAGGGAAAGTCAAGCCCAAGATATCACCCGCCTGATTGTCGCGCCAGTGAATCACGGACTCTTTGTTCGGCTTCCAGTTCGCGGAGGTCGTTCGCAGCGTCCGATACACCATGCCAGTCCTGTCGATCGACTTTTGCCGTCAGGTACTCGATAAGCACGCGGCGATGTTCGTCGTAAGTCATGTGATCCTTCATGTGACCTTGAAACCTGTAGGCGCCGCGGGAAGTACCGTGACCGGCGCATTCGGCGGG